CTTGACCTGCCTCGGCTGGTACTGGAAGTTGAATAGGTCTGGATTGTCCAACTGGTACTTCAGGTTGTACTGAGATTTACACTGGGGACAGATGGTGTATCGGGTGAAAGGCATGTAGAAGGACCGGAATGCGTTGCCGTAGCACATGAGGTCGCAGCCTAGATCCAAAAGCTCCTTCGTGCCGCCGAGCATGGCGGACATATCACGCTCAATTGTATTTTTTTCCTGAAGAGAGAGGTCAGCTTCCTCTGCGATGTCCGAGTAGATAATCTCTGTGATGTTAAGCGCAATGGCCGATTTCAAGGCGGACGAGTAGGCCGGGGCCGAGCACGTCCAGAGGAATTCAATGTACGCTAGGGCCGTACGCCAGAACTCTGGCGTAGCGGCTGTACCAAGAGTTGTAAACGGGAAAAGTAGCGATTTATTTGTGTTACCACTACTGTAAGCCCCTATAGCATCGTTTATCCCGAACACACTACACCTCTACACCTTTCTTAAGTTTCGCGTGCCTGTACCGCCCGACACCCCCAACCACTTTCGACATGCGCTGAATTTCTTTGTCAGTTACCCAGATGATATCCGGGTATGCAGCCATTTTCGCGGCAATTAGCTGATAATACGAGGACTTACGTCGCTTTAACACTCGAAAATCTAAAGCTTTTATTTCATAATACTTCCCATCTATCAGGAAGTCGGGATACCATTTGCGAACTTTGCCGCTTGAGGTGTATTCTAACACGTGATTTTTATCGTGCCCACAGATACGTTGCGGCGTCTGTCCTTGTTCTTTCATGTACAGGTAGAATATGAGCTCCCAACTTGAGTCGAATGAGATCCCTTCGTAACGATATTTTATAGCGCAAAGCGGACAGCGAGTTCCTTGGCTTTTAATTGAGTCTAAAGTTACTTCCCAAACATGGTCACAAGTATTACACATTACGATAGACTTTCGCGCCCGAGTGACGCCGCTGTATCGCACTAACGTGAGCTCAGCATCTTTACATATCTTCTCAGCAACCTCTAGCGGCGTTGAACGATGCTTTGCTACTTTTTCTTTGCGACACACGGGACAACCTCGATTCCCGTGCTTTATTTTGTAGAATTTCGTAGTCCACTCCGTTTTGTGGCGGCGACAGTAGAAAACAGAGTACGCACGCATATTCTGGCCGTAGCTAATTACGTCTATACCGCGGCCGTCGCAATACTCGGACACTTCCTCTAAGGTCCACTTTCTCATGACACTGATTATACCTATTTCATGTCAGTAACGACTGGCACCGGTAAATCTCGCAACCTGCAATACTCTTTCACGTTGTCTACCAGACTCTCGTCTACGACAACCGACACCTCTCGAAGCTCGTCGTAATGGCCTTTCAACTTAACGGCCTTATACTCGGCCCCAGCGCTTTCGATAGCGTCAGCTGGTAGGTGCAGCACTACCTCAAGGGTAGCCAGTTTCAACTCACCCTCAGTAGCTTTGGTGTTCAACGCCTGCTGGGTTGCGAATTCCTGGGTATAGTCATCAACCCGTAATGTAAAGGTAACCTGCTTCATGATGTGTCTCCTTATTGCATGGTGAAACGGTAAACAAGCTCGAACACGCTGTTCTCGTCCTTGATGAACGGCTCGTCGAAGCTTGCGCCAGAAATGACACCAGTTCCTTGGAAGTAGTACATCGTGGTTGTATTGGCTCTACACTGCAGGACGCCAGCGTCAGTGAGACACGGAGCGTTGAAGTTGTTCTGGGTACGAGCGAGGTAGTGACCCCTGACAGCCTGGTCGGCTGCTCCCAGAATAATACCTGGGTTGAAGTCGGCCTTGCTAACCGCTGTAAGAGCGTTCCCGGCTCCGACAACTTGCCGGTACGGGAAGTAATACTGCTCCAGCTCAGGTTCGTAGAACCCAGTCAAGTACGTGTCAACGGTGGCGGTGTCATTCACCCCGATAACGAACGGGCTTTCGCCCCAAACGGTAATCGGCGAAACGGTCGCTGCATCAAGACCTGCTTGGAAGTTCGTAACCAGTGCCCGCTGAATCTGTACCCGACCGTCATTGAGCGTCATAGGCACAAAGACCTCGATACCGTTCAGATCAGGACGAGTAACTAGCACAGGTCGAGCGATTCTGGTGGTGTTCAAGTCTGTACCAGGGAACGCCACATCAAGCGTCTGCTGCGCAGTCAATGTTTGGAAATTGGTAACACCAGTAAGCCTGACAACAACGGATGCTGCCGTGCTTGATTGCTGCACTCCTTTGATAACGGTGTTACCGACAACAAGGCCGCCAGTAAGGTTTGCGTTTGCCAGGTTGGTGTTCAACGCCTCGCTGGTGAACTGCGTCATCTGTTTTGACCTCAGGTCAAACGAGAACTGGTTAGCAGCCGAGACCGTCTTCCACACGATTGTTCGATCCTCCCTGTGCTCCAGAAAATAATTAGCTGTACCGGTAGTCGATGTGGTCGGGGCGTACTCGCCAAGCAGGATACCTGCGTGAGCAGCCGGGTTTGCGAAATCTCGACCAATACAGATACCACCAACCGTTGCAGCGCCGTTGTTCTTGATGAACCGCACTTCGTAGAACGGATCGGAGGCTTTGTAGCTGTACCGCGAACGGTTGTCAATCGCAATGAGCGTATTGGCGTCTTCGGCTGGGTTGTTGTTCACGTTCCACCAAACTACGTTCGAGGCCAGTTTGTCCAGGTCATTGGTTACAAACGGCGGAATGATCGCCCCGCGATTAACCGTGACGGCGGCGCTGGTGAGATACACTCCAAAATTACCAAAGTCTGCGGCCGATGCGAACTGACCGGTACCTGGTTTCGACAGACCGCGCAGCGCGTTGCCTGGTGTCCCAGCGCTTTTTGACAGGAAAAGAGACCGAAGTTTCCATATGTCGGTGACCGTGTTATTGATCCAACGACTCTCCTTACGCACCTTTCCCGGTGTTCCGTCTGCGTTTTTTCTGTAAAGGATACCCTTGATCTGCCCGTTCAGGTGCATATTGTCCATGTTTTTCTCCTAATCTTTAAGGTAAAGTTCGCCGGTTGTTGTCTCACTCATCGACATTATATCAGATACGACGACCCTTTTCAGGCTGTTTTCTGGCCTTATTGTGAGTCCGTACGTAATCGGTTTATCGGTGAGATGGTAATGCTCGCTAACCACTCGGTCAGCCGGGTACGTGACGGCCTCGAGTAAAGCAGTCCTAGTGAACTCCTGCCCTCGGGCCTTGTCCGTAATATCCATACTCTCCACTACGACCCGCCTGACAAGACTTCTGTCTGGGACAGGGTTACTAATGGAGAATGTCGTAACCGTTTCTATGATCTCCAACGGCTCAGCGCCGGAGCTATGTGCGTCCGTCTCCGGTATCGGCTCGAACAGCTTTTCGTCACGGTCAAACTCTTGAGCGTAAGCCTTGTCAACGATGTTAAATGGCTCAGTGACGTAACACCTAAGCAGACTCTTATCAGACTTCGGAGATGCAAGCTTGATAACGCTGGCCCTGTCGACCAGAGGCATACTTTCTATAACCGTATCCAAAAAGTTATCAGAGTCGCCGATACGCGCTATCTTCTGGAAGAGTAGGCGTATTGAGTCGGCAGAAGAGGCTGGTACGCCGTGATCAAGCAAGTTACGTACGCCGATTGTCTTCGCAACACGCAGCTCCGCCTGTTGCGACTTTATGATCTCAACCAGTTGTTCAAGCGTTAACTGTACGTTCATTAGGATTCGGTGAAGTACACTATCGGATCGGGAGCTATACCTTGCCAGCTAAAGGTGCTTTGGTTTACACCGTTTTGACCGGCCAGGTTGTTTACGGCGGAGCTAAGTGCCACAGCCGAAAACACTATATTAACTTCGTGAGGAGCGGATCCATTTCGTGTGATCGTAGGCGTAAAAATACCACGCATCTGAGCCGAGCCGGCGGCAGGTGCGAGGTGGTGACGTACAACACTGAAACACTCCCAACCGCCAGTATTTACTGTGTCTGCACTTGTAGTGTAATTGTTACTCATTTGACCGTTTGCGGCCAACGGCGCTGCCTGTAGGACTACTGCCCTATGCCTGGCATTTGCGAGCGTCGCTAAGGCGGTATTTACGGCGCTTATCCTGACCTCAAAGATGGCCCCGCGTATAACTGTGCCCTCAGGACTGGATATGCGAATATGCGGATTAGTGGCGGCTGGGCAATTGATAGTCGGTGCAGTTACGTTTGTTCCGACCCCTACGCCTGTACGCAACAGCCTAAAGCTCGACTGTATCTCAGGATGTGTTTCGCTGAACATCTGCTGCAACACCTCCCACGTATCCTCTTTCTTCACCCCGATGTCTGCAAGAATATGGCTTTGAGCTATGCCCCAACCTATCTCGCTACCCAGCTCAATCAACCGCGCAAACGAATCCTCAACATCTGCGCTCACGCCCCTGGCCTGAAGTATGGACACCATTCGGTCCTTCATGCGAAATATATCCAGCTCCTCAGGTGTCATTTTCGAGGTGTCAATCAAGCTCATATTTGATTATGGTGTTAGATCCCAATTATCTGGGAAAGGTTCCCTAATTCATCTTCCAATTCTACCACGACTGGTATGTGCTCCGGCGCGAGACCGGTCACTTTATCTTCGATACGCAGAAGACTACTGAACAGTTCCGTAATATCTGTTGTCGTAATGGGGCAGTCGTTTGACCCTATCATTTTGTACGAAAGGTCGTTGTTAACAGTGAACGTATTATACCCTACGCTACCATCGAATACTGAGACAATACCCCCTGGTACGGCCTCAGGTGTTTGCAGGTAAGCCTCAAACATAGCTAAACTCTGAGAGATGAGACCTGAGCCTCCGCCAGTACCTGCTGGTCCCGTCGCGCCAGTTTCACCTTTCTCACCCGCGTAACCAGTGGCCCCTGTTGCGCCCGTGGCGCCTTGTGGGCCAGTTGCTCCTGTAAAACCTTGGATACCTGGTAAGCCAGTAGCCCCTACTAACCCGTCTAAACCCGTCGCACCGGTGGCCCCTGCCTCTCCTCTCTCGCCTGTATCGCCGGTGGCACCGGTCGCTCCGGCAGGGCCTGTCTCGCCAGTGGCCCCTGTCTCACCTTTTTCACCTGTGGCTCCGACTTCTCCGTCTTCGCCCTTTTCACCAGTGGCCCCTGTCTCGCCTTGCGGACCAGTAGGTCCTGTTAATCCAGTATCGCCTCTGAACTCTATACCCCGACCTTCCTCAGGGAAGTCAGAGCCATCCCAGATATACAGTAAGCCGTCCTCCCTATTCAAATACGCATAGCCGGCCTCCTCAGCACCTATCAGCCTGACGATGTAGTCGAAATCGTGGTACGTGTCGACGCTACCTGCAATCCTAATACCTTCACCGGCTGGACCAGGTGGACCTCTAAAAGCAATACCGTCACCTTCGTCAGGAAACTTCTCACCGTCCCAGACGTATATTTTACCGGTGTATTCACAGAGATAGGCGGCGCCTGCGTCCTCCTCGCTCAGGTACCGTCCAGGCGGTAGTGAGTCATAGTTGGCTACCGAACCTGCAAATCTAATACTCTCACCCTGCGGACCTGTATTGCCGATAGGTCCTGTCTCCCCGACCGCGCCTGTTGCGCCGCGCTCGCCGGCAATGCCTTGCGAACCAGTCGCTCCAGTCTCGCCTCTCTCTCCGGCCTCGCCTGTTGCGCCCGTAGCGCCAGTGGCACCTGTTTCTCCCTTCTCACCGGTTGCCCCTTTATCACCACCTGCCGATGCAAGTTCATTGATGGCCTTTCTCACTCCAGCCTCGGTTACAAGAGCGTCGTCGCTACCTGTCTCGCCGACCTTATTAACAACTGAGAGAACAGCCTCCGGTTCAAATACCCCAGTAGCCCCGGCCTCGCCTCTCTCACCGGTAGCCCCAGTTGCTCCTGTCGCTCCCGCCTCACCAGTGTCACCTTTATCGCCCGCAGCTCCTGTCACACCTGTAGATCCTGTCGCCCCTACCGGTCCAGCGGTACCTTGCGGGCCTCTGAACTCTACGCCGTTGCCTTTGCCGGGGAAAGCAGTTCCGCTCCAGATGTACAGCCGTCCGTCCTCATCATTCAGATACCCAGAGCCGGCCTGCTCGACACCTAGGTCGTCTACTAGGTCTTCAAGATCGTAATACGTCGCAACGCTACCAGCTATTTTGATACCTTCACCAGCTGGGCCAGTAGCTCCTGTTAAGCCGGTCGCACCGGTGTAACCGGTTGAACCTGTTACACCTTGCGGGCCTTGATGCCCGGTATCGCCTCGCTCTCCTGTCGCTCCGGTCTCGCCTTTCTCACCGTCAGCCCCCGTCTCCCCGGTAGCACCTGTCGCACCGGCTACACCTGGCTCTCCGGTCTCACCTGTAGCACCTGTCTCACCTGTAGCGCCTGTTGCGCCTTTCTCGCCGGGAAGTGCTAGCGACTTCATGTAGTCGTAATTTACAGTCCCTGGAGGTCCGGTAGCGCCGGTGGCGCCAGCGTCACCGGTCTCTCCTTTCTCACCAGTAGCACCAGTAACACCGGCAACACCATCCTCTCCTTTCTCACCAGTAGCGCCAGTTGCGCCGGTGGCTCCGGTCAGCCCAGCAGCCCCGGCAACACCGTCCTCGCCTCGCTCCCCAGTAACGCCAGTAGCTCCGGCCGCACCAGTAGCACCTGTTACTCCTGCTATGCCGGTGGCTCCTATAGATCCAGTGGCCCCGGTAACACCGGTAGCTCCTGTTGTGCCGCGTTCGCCTTGATGGCCCATTGGTCCCATTGCGCCTGTGGCGCCAGTGGCACCTGCTGGCCCTTGAGGGCCGGTCGCGCCGCGCGGGCCTGGTCCGCCTGTCCCGTCGCCACCCCCGAAATTAGGGTGCCAGATACCGAACTCGTCGACAGGTACGCGCACATTGCACCACAACGAAACCCGCTCACCGTTTGGATCCAGTTCTAGCAGCTCGTTTGTAAGGACCTTAGCGTTGTCGATGTGGGACACATTGTCGGACATTTACTTATCGTTTACTCAGCGCCTTGACTATTGCGCTAACTTTGTTTCGCGTAGCGGTCGCCCCTATTCCACCAATCTTTGTATTCAACGGAGGAATAGGCATGGTGTTCGTACCGGGAATGGTGTCTTGCACCTGCTGCTCTGTTCGTTTTTTCTCTTCTCGTTCGAGAATAGCGGCTGCCATATCCTTGCTGTCCACCACCGACAAAGGTATCTCGATACCCATAGCGGTATACAGGCCGTGAAGCAGCTCCTTGATACGAGCGGTCTCTTTCATGACGATCTCTTCGATCTTCATCTTCTTACCCTGCGGGTTCATGGTAGGATCCATACCTGGCATCGGAGGCGGCATACCGCCCATACCGCCGCAGGGCGGCATACCTGGAGGCATTCCACCGCCCATCATTGATGGATCCATACCAGGAGGCATGCCGCCCCCCATCATCGAGGGATCCATAGGCGGCGCTCCGCCGCCCATCATCGGATCACCACCAGGAGGCATGCCGCCACCCATCATGGGATCCCCGCCACCTTGTGGTGGCATTCCACCGCCCATGTCGCCGCCCTGCATCTGAGAGGCGTCTATGAACGCACGCTTTTCAAGCCAATCAACAGCCTCTTGCTCTGCTGCTAGTTTTTGCAAAGAGGCTAACGGTGATACCGCAACTGACCTGAAAAGCGTGTCACGTTTGATGACCGGCGGCGCTGGAGAAGCTATTTTCGCTAGTTCAAACTCCATATCCGGCTGACGGCCTTGTTTTGTAGATCGAATGTATTCGTTCCAAGACATATTATTTCTCGATGTTAGGGACCTTCTTATTATAGCAGACGGATCCGGCTTATCTCAGCAAACCGACACTCTTGTCCATTTGCTCCTGTATGTGTTTCTTCCTGAGGCTGACTGTCGCCTGGCTGACTTTTAGCTTCTTGGCGGTTTCCGCCGGAGTCAGCTTCCTTTTACCGTACAAACCGTACGAATGCTCCATGATCAGCTGATCCCTCGGGTTGAGGTCAGGATAAACCAAGTCAACCACCGTCTCAAACGACACAGGCGTCACCACCGATGGAGTCATGTTGCCGCCCTCCTCGTCGTCACGCTCAAAAGCCCCGTGAGACACCGCATTACCGGTACTCATGATCCTCTGTATGCGTTTTGGAGACATGTGCAACTTGTCGGACAGTTCGGCCGTAGTGGGCGGTCGCCCCTTTTCGGCCTCCAGCGTCATCGCTTGCGATAAGATACGCTGGCGGTCGTAATTCTTGTTCTCCGGGACGTGTATGATCTGCTGGCGCTGGTTGTACTCTCGGTTGAGACGCTGAAGCTGCTGTGTCAGGTAAGTATTAAGGTTGGCCTTCTTCGGGTCATACTTATCCATGGACTGAAGAGTTAGCACCTTAGCTTTAGGACCAAGAGCGGCCCTGTCTTGCGCCTCGAACCGCAGCATATGCCGTTTGATGGCCGGCTCGATAGCTCTTACGAACGCAGCGTTATCTGCTGGCTCGCGCTTAGAAGACTGCCAGGTTTGAAAAGGCTCATGATACTCAGGCTCCATGAGCCACTTGGTTGTATCCGCTGGCTTATTTGTCATCCGATGGTTTCTTTTTCTTTGGTTTCAGCTCCTCATCCACATACCTCGTGGATATAGTAGGAGCCCTGTGGCGACTCAAGCCTAGGTCTGTACTGTCGATATTCATAGACTCCATGTTCTTCAGGACATCCTCGTAGGAGTGATTGGCGCCGGTTAGTTTTTCTTTCTCGCGACGCATTATGTCGCCTGAAGTACGACCGTAGCCGCGCTGGAAGCCGTGATAGCCAGACAGGAGAAGGAGTAAACCTGTCAACCCTATCGCCGGTTTCTCCCAGCCGGCAGTCTTCTCTAACGATTCGCAGCGAGACGCTGCTGTGAGGAACTCATCTACGGCAGCAACCAGATCCGACTCCTCACACGCCCTTTTGCCTCGATTATAGGCTTGCTCTTGCTCGTAAACCAGCGCCGCCTCGAACTCACGCTTCGCCTTGTCCCGCTCTTCCTTGAGTTTATTACTGGCTTTGTTCTTGAGCCGCTTACCCATGACAGCGCCGCCGATACTCAAACCCGCAAACGAACTACCTAACAAGAGCGGAAAGGCCGCCGGGATGTCGCCGAGGCTCTCCTTACCGGTTGGTCTGGCCGACCCTCTGAAAAAAGTGGTGAATGGGTTACGAACATTGTCAAAGTTGAAAGACGCTACTTTCTCTTTTTTCTTTTCGTCCTTTTCGTCCCCCTCATCTAGAGCTTCAGTTAAAGCCTTTAGTTTAGGTGTCGACCTCGACCTCTTTGGAAGCTGTACGGGCGTAACCAACGAGTCCAGGTAGTCGTTCTTCGCCGTAAGTAGGCGAAGGTTGTCAGAGGCGTTACCAACACCGAACGAGCCATCTCTGGCGCCGGTGAACACTCGCCACATACCGCCAAGCGCAGCCCCGCCAAGGGCCGCCGGAATAGCGGCCTTGTAAACTTTGCGCATTTGCGGATTCCAAAGTAATGATTCTGACTGCTTTTCCATGGTTAGTATAGTGCTCGAACGCTTCTATCACCTTGCTTTTTCTCTTTCTCCTTCTTACGAGCCTCAACCCGAGCCAAGATATCGGCAGTCTCTTTCTTCATGCGCAGAATCTCGTCAGCCTTTTGTATTGTCGGCACGTTGACCTCGCTGGTTGGCGTCAACACTCTGGCTGCCTGGTCTCCGGCGAAGTGGCCTCCCATGTAAGCGGCCACAGGAACACCTACCGCCGCTGCGGCGAGCAGTTTCCACGGAGCCGGGCTGAGCAATCTGCCAGCCCAACCAGACGCTACTTTGTTCCGCTCCTCCACAAGATGATCGCAGTATTTGTGGATGGCCTCGGCCTGCTTACGAAAAATGACGGCTGCCTCCGCCGGAGACAGGCCGTTTTCGATACACGCAAGAATAGTGGCTATCTTATGTTGATTGACTGCATCGCTCATAGCCACCATTTTATCAGAAATTTTTAGGCAGTAGGCGGCACAGGCCGTTGCTTACTGGCTGCTTGCATATTCGCCTTCATCACGTTTGCATGCGCTTCGCGCACTTCTTGCAAGCCCTCTGGCGGTAATGTTCCCATCAGAACTTCCATGCGCGTCTCGCTTATCGGAACACCACGCAAAAGTATAACAAGAAGAAGTATCTTTCGGACCTCTTCTATGGCAGCAAACCAAAGCATGAAGAACCTGTAACCATTCTCGCCCTCTTCAGTGGCCCAATCGGTGACAGAGGCGGCAATCTCCTGATTGCCTTTCTGGAGCTCCATCATGATACCAGGGCCGCCCTCAATGAGGAATCCGTCTAGCGAGTTCACGTCGATTTCTGGGACGTACTGCTGACCGACAGTTCCTACCTGGTCGGTTTCTACGCTACTAGAGGCCGGGTCGTCCGCCTCAGCGGGAGGTGCTGTAAGTTGCACTTTAAGTAGGTCCACAAGCTCGGAGGTGCTGTTTATTACACCTTCTAGCTTCTGCTCCATGCTAGTTAGTCTATCGTCAAGCGAGACTATTTGGTCGTTCACGCCCTTCAATGTAAGAGGCATTTCTGTTTTGGGGTTAGGGTTCCTTTCCCGGAAGTATAGCAGAAACGAACGGTGTGTCAAGAAAGGCGGCTGGGAGCGCACAAAGGAACGAAGCACCCCCTAGCGTTACTAGCAAAACGCTGCCGCCAAAAACTACATAGCCTGTTCGCCGATACCGTCAAGGAAATCAGAGACCTCCGGCCTATCATCTTTGGACGTCAGGTAAAGCACAAGATCTCCAAGATTGGAGAAGACATCACTCAACAAGTCCTCGAATTTTTCCATGTCCTCCTCGCCAAAACGGTCAACAAATGACTCCCTGTCCCAGAACAACTTGAACATCGTCCTGCCGACATGACTGAGAGCCTGCTTGAACGTCTTCGTATACTCATTTATAAGCTCATCGCTGCGGTTAGTTTTCAACAAGCCCGCTAAAATTGAAACGTCAAACACGTCCTTCCTGCCCGTAGCAGCTGCCTCTTGAGCCTGCTGCATAGCCATCGGATCTGGCGGCGGCACCTCGTTCAGAAACTCCGGCGGGACAGGTTGCCCCTCGAAACCGAGCTGCTGAGCCTCGTCAAAACCCTCCTGCACAGGAAGTCCGCTGTAACCGTCATACCCGATTGGGTTGTCCTGAAACACCGGTGACATGGTGTTGTCCGACATCTGCGACAACATACCGTCCCGCAGAAACATCGGGTCGATGGGGAGTTCAGCTTGTTTATATCGTGGCGTAACGTACGGAATGTGAAGTACGAGACCCTTAGCTATTTCAGATGCCTCCAGGATGTCCCTAGCGATCTTCTCTCTGAAATGGTAGTCCAGGACGAGGGATTTGAACGCGGCCTCTTTGTTACTGGTTTTACCGTCCAGCGTGTAACTATCGCCGTTACCCTTGACTGCTTTGAGCTTCTTGCGATTACCGTACAAGTAACCCATAACGTCGTTCTCAGTGGCCAGCACCAGCGCCGTCCCCTTCCTTTTGTCCCATTTCACATCCGGGTCCGGGTCCAGGTCAATATACTTGAACTTGGTCGGCAAGATCATCTTGTCATCTCGAATGATGATGTTGTTACCTGTTAGACCAGGAGCGCATATCAACCAGCGAACACGGGAGGTATTCCTCACCCTGTCCAGCATACCCTCACGGGTTGAGTTTTGCTGGATAAGCGGTTGCATACGGCCGATAGTCCAGTTGATACCTTCGTCAATATCGTACGTACGGTCGCGATTGTCGCTGCTTTCGTTGTAGCCTTTAATGCGCCATGCACCTTCGCAGTTCTCAAGCTCCAGCGGCACTGTACCGCGTCCGTCGCTGGTGATGATTACACGGTCGTCAGCGCGGGCGGCCGTTGAGTCTCGCATACTGGTCCCAGACTTGAACTGATCAGCCGGAAGCCGGTTGAACCAGTCATCCTTGTACGAACCGCGAACAGCGAGGACTGCCATTGCCTTGGCAAAAACGTGCTTCCTGCGCTTCCAGTCCACCACGAGACAAAGCTCACGAGCTGGAACGCCTTTGATTAGAAGCGGATTACAAATGACCAGACACTCCCTGAGTGTTCCGTCTGCGCAGAACACGTCGTACACGCCTGTCTTGTGAGGACTGGTAAGCTTGATTTCCTCATCAAGCCTGGATACCGCATCGTCATCGCGGAAATCTATGACCATGTTACCGTTCTCAATCAAGTCAGATGCTTGCTTCTCGTTCAGATACGGGAACGCCGCTTTGTCTCGCCGAGTAATGACCCTGACAGAGGCTTCCTTGGGTCGTTCCGGCTCCCAGAACCGCTTCGGTGCGCTGGCTCGCTTTTGGTGTTGCCGCATTATGCTGCCATACATTCGGTCGAATACGCCCTCCCCGTAAACCGCCTCCATTGCGACCTTCATAATCGGGTACTTGTCGCACGCCATCGCCAACCTGGCGAAAATGCGCGGGTCTCTGGAGCCGATCTTTTCGAGGTCGATGTTCAACTCAGTATCGGTTGCCGCTGCGCACTTGGTGAAATGCGCCACACCGCTGACGACCCAGTTAGGCTGGTTAGGCATCGCCGTCTTGATCCTTGTGAGTAGCTTGGTAAAGGCTATCGAGGAAATACCCTGAACTGACGCTACCTTGCCAAGCACCGGCGGCTGGGTCAGTTGCTTCATGTCCGGGTAGCGAATACCTAACTGACGGAAATCCTTGTCATCCTCCCTGCCGAAAGCCTCGTCGCCGGCATTCTTGATGACCCAGTCCACCCAGCCTTCCTTCAGAGGTACAAACTGATCCTTGTTTTGGATGTAGAGCAGTTCGTAGCCGTTCAGCTTTCCCTTGTCAAAAAAGATAGGAATGTAGGCCCACGTCTTGCCGATCTTGAACCCGTAGATACCAACCACCTTCGTATTGTCATCGCTCTTGTCTAGGATACGGAACCCGACAAAGTAGTTCATATCGAACAACTTAGGGGCTTTGTCCTTAATAAAATGCGAGGAGAGTCTGAAGACGGCGTCTTCCAGCTCCATATCGTTAGCCCGACCCATCAAAGAGCTAGCCTGTTTTGTCCAGTAGACGCGCTCACGGTGAAAACGCGCAGACGCTACCTTCTCGATACACCGCTCCAGCTCGGCTGCCTCTTTCTTCTTACCGTAGCGTTCGTCAATGACCTTAATGCGCCCAGGCTTGTCCTGCTTGCCTGGTCTCATATAGTGATCGGCCGTACTGACATACTCCGCCGCCCCGTCGATGAGTTTGCGGGCTATCGGTGACTCATAGTTCTGCTCACCTTTAGGACCAATACAATGTGACAATGCTGTTTTGTTTCTCATAATTATCGAGTTCGACCTCTTGTGCTGTTCACCATCTGTCCGTAGGGACTGCTGACAGAGCCACTGAAAGCCTGTAAGTTAAGTTCTCGTTTCTTTATCTTCATCCACTCTTTCCACATTTGCTCATGCTGCTGAGCGATGGTCTGGTAGTGTTGATCCCTGTTAAGGTCATCCCCTTGGATGCCGCCGTGGCTCACCTGGAGCTTATTTCGGCCGTACCGCATCGCCGCCTTCTGATAGAGGCTGGCGATAATTTTATTCAGCCAGGGCTCAATCCACGGAAAGCTGTAACAAGTGTACACGTGAGCAGACAAGTGCGGCGTAGTGCCGTTCCACTCCCTGACCGCGTGGACGATACTATCCAAAAGGTCAGCAGTTGTGAACTCGACGTAACCCTGAAGAAGGTTTTCCGTGTCCGTATCCATGATCCGCATCTGGATATCCGATATAGTCGGCATCTTACAGTCAGCGTCCGGCGACCGCCAAGCTGACCGCTCAACGCAGAGAAGTCCTCGGTGCACATACACTGGTCTACCATCCACTATGCGGCAGATACCGATGTTAGCCACGTAAATACCGCCCTTGAACGACACCTCCGCCGGAACCTCGAACCTCACGATACCCTCGGTTGCGTCGGTCACGTGGGCCTTCTGGATCCACATGGGTTCAGCTGGTTCGTCGGCCGGCTGTATCCTAACCTCCACGAAAAACTGGTCATCAGTCTCCTCGTTCTGGCCGTCCAGGTAGTATCGCTTGTTTAGCGACTGGAGGATTGCCCACACAGAGTCCTTCTGTTTATGCCCGCCTCGCCTAGTATGCTCCTCAATCGGGACTGGTGTGCGTTCTGGTTGGTAAAAAAGACCGGCAAGATCTACCGGGTAACCATCCCTGTCCCTAAGCTGCCAATAAATATCGGCAGCGACCCCTTGCTGTATGACCGCAACCTCCACCTTCTTCAGGCAGGGAGTGTTCTCGTACACTGCGGCATCAGGCGCAATGGCGATATTGACTGGGATCTTGGGCGCAGGTGTCGACATACCACAATTATAGCCTATTCAACGAGGGCTGCGGGCGGTTCAGATATTTCTGTCAGAACGCCGGGCTTTGAGTCTGGGTTGGACGAGTGTAGGTATCTCCTATTCAGGTCAGCCAAAAAACGTAAGTGGTCGACACACTGCTGCGATATGTCTCGCCGCTTTGCGTTGCACTCGTAAAGGTCGATCTTTCTGGCCGCAGCGGCCTTAGAGATCGCCACGCACTGGCCGACAACGCTCCGCACCCAAGACGTAATCTGTCGCGTATTGATACCGCTAACATCCGCAAGAGCTAAGCGTACGGCCGCAACTTTGGACGCCTCGTACTCGCGCAGACCGGATGCGTCTATAGCCCGCAGAATATGGTTAAAGGCAGTCATCTCCAGGAGCGGAGTAACCGACCGCAAATTACTACCAGGAGGTATTCCCGGTGGCGGGCTATCCATTACAGCTTGCCAGCACCTGAAACGACAGTGATTGTCAATTTCCTCTCTCATCTGATTAACAAGGAGGAGGACCTTGACGTCTTCTACTGCTTTGGACGAGAACTGCACACCGGTAGTTTTGGACATCGAGAACTTCTCAAATATGCCCAGTTTCATGGCAACGACCGCGATAAGCATTATCCCTAAGATCAACGCCACATCTGGCCAGGCTACAATTGCAAAAAGCCCACTATTCATCTGGTTTTCGCTTCCTTGAGGAAGGCATTGGTGTTATGGTGGATACTAGCGTGTCACAGCCTAAACACGCAGAGTTTAGGGTTATTATTTTTGACTCGTCTAGAATACCGCTCTCGCCAGACAGTTTATCTACAATGACACGTAAGTTCTCAATATATTCTACGTTCTTCTTGCGCCAGCCGGTAATATCCTCTCTGCGGGCCTCACTGATGTTGCGACGCCTCAAAAGGCCATCATAGAAGGATATCTTTTTCTCGCACGCGCTAATCACCGGCGGAATGACCACGTAATGCAGCCACCTGGAAACAAATCTACCTATGGTTCTTGACTCTGGAACCTCACTCTCCAGGATCCAACAATATCTGTTCAGCTTCGCAAAAATAGAGCCCAGTTTTCTTTCGCAATATAGCATGTAGTCTGTCTGCAACTCGCGAGCATGGTGGTTTGAATAGGCTGAAATCTTCAGCGTTTCCCTGGCCAGCTGGTTGATAAGCAACGTATGTATGGTGCAGTGCCTGGTGACTTCGACAAGATCCAGCAGGTCAGTATTCTCAGCGATGTGAGTCATGCACTTGTGGTCTATAGGCTCCAATCGGTTATGCAACTCAAGAACCATCTCTACATCACCGTTGGACAGTTGGATGCCGCTCTTACCGAGTGTAACGTTGTGCAGAGTTTTACGCATCAAGAACAACACCACGCAAATGACTATCGTACAACAGACAATCAACGTAGTCCCTACAGAACTATTTTCAACACATTTTACTAGAACCTCCATATCACATCAGCCCTCATCTGTATCTAGATAAGCCTCCATCCTAATCACGCTTAGCGGCGAGGGGCCGCCTGCCGTCTTGTGCAAGCTGAACCATATCATCGCCCCAGGGGTCACCTCGATAGCCTTGGTGTTCACGCAGAAATACATCTGCGGCGACGGTATACTGACATTGAAATCCAGCCCAAGATCATCCTGATTACCGCCGGGCTCGCATACAGTTGGAAGCATCGCCGGAAAATGGTTAGCTTCATTACATTCTGTGGCCGGTATTATTGCGTACCGACCATTGAACAATCCGCTATTGACATTACCAGCGCTACCAGCTGCCAACGTAAAGCGAATCCTCATGTTGCTAGTCTGACCGCGAAACCACGGTAGGTATATGTTACCAGAAAACCCCGAGACTGTATCCGGTAAAAATGCGATAGCCCCCATTCCTCCAATATTGGCGTCCCGCATCTGATCCAATCGAATCATCTGAACAGGTAATGGTAGGAATGACCAACTATCCCTCAGGCGCAGCAAAATTTGGCCCGACGGGGCGCCTCTTTCCGTGAAAACATTATCTCTGGATATGACCTCACAGCTGATAGAGACTACCTCGACAGACTCAACAGTGGGCCCAAAGAACATACCGTTTTGGATGTACCTGGGGTCGTCCTTGTCGAACACATCGCCGGGCGCGGGCAGGTTGGTCTGGTTGAAATACCCCGGACCCACATACTTGAGTGATCTACTGCCGCTCATTACGTCCGAAGCCACCTTGTTCTGAAGGTCGAAGTCCAATATGAGATCGCCACGTGTCGCCGGCGTACCTGTGTGCCGACCGAGAACCTCTATGCCTGAAGTATTGCTGGAGGTAAGTGACGTAACCACCGCCTCTGTCGTGCCGTAGGTGACCTTCGTGTAATAGGCTACCATCTCCAACATAACGTGCGGCTCTGGATTGACGGCGCACTGACCGGCGTTCCAGTTTGCATTGGCAAACCACGGTACGTATTCAGAGCTCATCCACCAGATACCGTCATCGGTAATTCTGATGAGCTTCTCTGGTACCTCTGCCAGCACCGGTACTGGATCTTCTGCCGATGTGGGCTGTGTCCAATGAACTTTGAAGCACTCTGGAGCCGTCAAAGGAAAGGCCTCAGAGAGCGGCGTACCGCTGAAATTGTAGAAGAACCGAGCACCCACAGGGGCGCTACTCACGGTGGACAGGTCTGCCGGAAGCCAGCCTTCCATTGAAGCCTGCGGCATGCCGATCTGAGCAGAACCGGTTGTCCAGGTACCTGAAGGCCTGGCTTTGAGCGGGTATCTAATATGCCGGTGACCAGAAAGCACACGGTCGAAGTTCACACAAATGCAGATAGTTGCTTTTCCGTCGGCATGAACGCCGAGAACGAATGCAACAGGTATCGCTAAAGGAGGTGGATTGCCGGTAAGCCTACCTTCAATAACTGAGAGGTATTTTAATCCTAACTCCGTGTAATCTTGCCGTGCGTCCTGGTTTCCACCTTCTTCTAGGTCGATTGTAACGACCCCATTCAGGCAGATGTCACCGGTTTGAACGCTGGATTTTCGTATGACAACACCTAAAACATAGGCTGAGTCGTCACAAACTATCTGGTCGCCGTCGATCCTCGAAGCCAGCCTCGCGCGAGAATACCGTCCGGTCAGCTTGTCAAAATACACCGGAGAACCAACATGGACGCTCTCGTCCAGTGGTTGGTTCAGCAGGATATTATTGGCACCATCGGTCAGTATGTTCACCTTCCGCAACAACTGAGATACCAACTGCTCAAGATCTTTGACAGGGCGGTTGACTACCTCAGGAGAGACCGGCTCACCTCTTTGAATATATCTGACGACTTCCATTGTTTGTTACCACGAGAATTGTCTACGAATCTTGTTTCCTCTTGTCAGCTCGTTCGGCGCGCAGTCCGACCGAGGAGCTTCAACAGGCGGCGCCGTTTCGGCCGGGTCGGCAACTGGCGGCGCCTCGTTGGCAGTTTCCGGCAAGTCAGCCGAAGCCTCTGGAGCAGGCGCTTCTGACTCTGGAGCTTCGGGCTCAGTTTCAACAGGAGCCTCAGGCTGCTGGGCCGCATCTTGAGCGGTTTCTTCTTGGGTTACTTCTTCGTTGGTATCGGGCGCGCCCATCTCCTCGGGCACATCGGTTGATAGTTTTCTTGACGTCTTTGCCATGATTATGATGTGTGGGTTAAATTGATACTAAATGTGACTGATGTCTGAGCTGAATTACTGAACAGTATCTGGTTTTCTGGGGCGTAATACCCGCGAGCCCACATAATGTCCTTCGTAAGGTCGTCGATAGTCAGGCCAAACGTAGGAGACGAGGCCAATGCAACGCCGTAAATGATAGACCCGTCAGTCGCCTTACCTCCAACGCCCTTTACACCGGCGCACAGTCCGTTGAAAAGCAACGTTATATCGTTAGGACTTTCCTTCACTATTGGAGTGACAGAGGCAACCGGAATACGTAGATAATCCCTAGACCCAATGGTATTTTCGCGTAACCTTAGGAAATAGTCCGCGTCCGCCGGGTCGGCTACGGGGACGGGGTCAACTCTCTGTGTTCCTGTCTGAAACTCAACGTACATGACGTTAGGTTTGAACTGTGACTCGCCGCGTAAAAGACCTGCTAGTATCTGGTTCGATGTCTGACAAATGACTACCGTGTTCAACATAGGCCCATTATACCTAAAAAAAAGAGACAGGTAATGATACCCGTCTCCTCTACTTAAAGGTGAAAGATGTTATCGTCGTCCGCGATGCGAGAGAACCCGGTGCCTGAACACAGGTGTCTCCTCAAGAGACACCGAAGCTTTACGCTTGGTGCCCCTTGTCGCTTGCGGCGATGCGACAGCTGACCAGCTCGGTTTTTGGCCGCTCGCAGCGGACTCCGCGCGGATGAGCTGGTCCGCTTTGTCTTTCACCATCTCGGGACTGTAGCTTTGAAAAACTTCAGTCCCAGTGATGGGGTCAAAACCCCATTGATGCTTCGATAGGTCATTGACGGCAAGAAACCAAGCTCCTCGCTGAAAACAATAGCCTATCGTGAACAAGCGGCTGCCGATTTGGCAGCTTTGCTTGTTGATTAAGAATGTAGTCTTCTTCATCAAGGTTATTTACCTTGAAAAGGTCACGTTTTTACATATCCTCAGGAGGCACCGGACGCACATTATCAAACAGGAACTTTGTGCTCGAAAAGCCCGCCGCTCCGGCGTGACCGCCGCCGCCTCTCCCCAGGCAGTGATTGCCGCAATGATAATCATTACCTGAGTACAACGAATACTTCCACACCATTTTCTCGCCGTCCGTTTCGTACTTGAACATCACACAGACATGAGTATTGATGAACTTGTCGAAGGTGTCGCTGTTACCACCACCCATCAGCGCAACCACCGGAACAGTTCCATGCTCATCGGTCAGATCGGCGTAAAAGAGCCCAAGCCGCCGCCTGTCAGCGTCCAACGTTACTCTCTTTCGCAGGAGCGCCTTTCCGTCCTTAATCATGTCAAGCAGCACCGCCTCTGCATCCACCGGCGACCGGCTAAGTACCGCACGAAGCTTTTCATTGGCGAAGGTGAGGTCCTCCTCGTCCATAATGGCCGCCGACAGCGCCTTGCTAGTTGGGTCAGAATGCGTCCACGTGTCGTAGTCGCTTACAAGCCAAACGGCTCGTGGTATCGCCAACTCAGGGAAGAAGAACTTCCATGTCAGCATGGCAGCTGAGCAGGTGGTACCGAGAACGACAGTTACGTTACCAGGGATGTCACCATTTGGTATCTTTGTGGATGGCTCGTGGTGGTCTATCCAGATCACCTTGGCGGCAATACTGGCAAAGTATTGCAACCAGCCCACAGTTTCCGGTGTGAAGGAGGTGTCAAGCAGATAGATCCTATCATACCTGACATCCTGGAACTCCTTTATCAGGGTCGGATCGGTGTAAAAATACGGGACATACTCTAGGTCTTCGGTGCTGACTGCTTCAAGTACCCACAACCCAAACGCCGCAACGCATTGCGACATCACAGAGTCGGCATCCTTGTGGCCGACAATACAGATTCTCATTTGATTCCTTTCGGTTAAGAGTAAAACTTTCACTCTTATTTACCTTAGAACTCGGTTGTTTTAACTGTATTATCGGGAATTAGACATGTTACCCGCCGCCCGGTGATGAGCGTGTTCCATCTCAACAAGCCTGTCCTGGAGTTTACGGGACAGGTCCTCCTCCTTGCTGCGGTTACGATACGCTAACATACTCATGCCCTCGCCATCAAGGCGTGAATCTGGGTTAAAAATCTCATTCCTATAAGCGCGACCTACGCGTTTCGCTGCGTGTCGAGCCTGCGAAACAGGTCGACTAAACCTATGGGCCTTCGCCTTCATCATGTCAAACAAGCGATTGTCGGACAAGAAGTCCAATGCTACCTTCTCTCTCTCTCTCTCATAATTTCTTCCTCGTAAGGTGTTATGTAGTTTATTCTACAGAAAAAAAACTGCCCTAATCGTTAAGACCTGCACGACCTGCTAGATGTCTCAGACCGGCAATAGGGTTGCGATCAAATACGCCACTACCGCCGCCAGTAGACCGCCGTCTTACCTCGCCACCTGGCGACCTCTTAGCGGCGGCCACAAACGCCGGTATATTACGCAAGGATTCCTCTTCTATACCTTTGCGCGAAGCGTCGAAATAAGCCGTACCGGCCTCACTTCTAGGTAGCCCAATATTCAAAAGCTTATTCTGCCTGTAATTCTTCGCGTTAGAGATGTTAGAAGCCGCTCTTCTCGCCGCACTAACTAACTCACCAACCGGCGTGTCTCTAAACCCCGTGAACGAAGATGCGTCCACTTTCACTCGCGGAGACGCACCAGTAGGATCCATTTCTCCTAAGAGAGATCTCACGCCTTTAGCGGCGTGCCTGGCTCGACTGGTAATGCCGCTGTTATCACTAGCCCACCGCTTAGCGCCATCCCAACCAAGCGTGTCGATCAATTTCCTGATGTCTGCTTTCTTGAACCGCAACCTACCAGAACCGTACGAAGCCATCTTCCCGAACGGCTGCGCCATACTTGGGGCATCGCTAACTGGTTGTATACCTTGAGACTTTATCTGCCCCTGCGTGCTTTGTCCGCCTCCCATAGCGTCAAAACCGGCCTTTGCTGCCTGTAAACCCCCGATACCTGCCCATCCCATTGGACCGGCAAGGCCAAGAGGAATACTGGCCAGATTTATAGCATGCCCTGCCATGTTACGGCCGAACGACTTATCGTTGTCGTAAACCATATTTTTCCATGTGAAAATGCCGTCTTTCTGATCGCCTTTTGTGTTACCCGTGGCTGCGGCGCCGGCACCTAATCCTGCGGCTCCGAGCCCGGCGCCGAACATGCTTTTACTAAGCCCACTACCCATCATCTTAGCGGCACCAGTACCTAACACTTTAGCCGCACCGCCAGCAAGCGCACCGATGAGTGCGGTCTTGTCTCTGCTCTCAGTAAGATGATCTAATGCGACTTTGTATCTCATATTCTTATAACCTGCTACGCCTGACCAGTTGCTGCGTTTTGCATATTTTGACCAGAAGCCTGTAAGTTATTGGCGGCATTACCCCAGGCGTTACCAACTGAGCTCGCGGCGTTACCTACCGCACTGGCCGCATTACCGACAGCGTTGACACCGGCCTGACCAGCCCTGGCTACGTTGGTTACTGCGCCAGTCAGCGGTGTGGCCGCTTGCTGCAAGCGGCCTCCAACACCAGCGATTCGACCGGTCATATCATTTTTGATGCCGCTCCACATGTCGCCGGCACCTTGACTGAAATTCCCTTTCATCATACTGCCAAGCCCTGATCGCATCTGCCCTAATCCCTGCTGCCGTAGGAGTTGAGCACCTTGGTTCGTTTGGTTCGTCGACTGCTGCGCAGACGCGTGACCGCCGAACCCGCGCTCCATAGCGCGACCCATGCCGCCCATAAACGCAATCTTTTCGGTTAAATAATCCAATGCGATCTTAGTTCTCATTAGTACCCCTGTTGGTTTTGCGGCCCGCCCTGAGGGGTCTGACCGCCTCTGTTACTACCGCCGCCAGCCATCATCGCGCCGCCAGCACCTGCAACAGCAGCGGCCGTACCGACATTCGCTGCCTGGTTAAACCCTTGACTTCTCGCCAGGTTCATACCCATACGCCCAGCGCCTACGGCGCCTGCGCGCATCTTATGGCCGATGGCGCCTCGAAGCATGCCGCTGCCACCTTTTGCGGCCGCACTGGATCCCCAGTTACCAAGCATCTTACCGGCACCACCCATAAGCTTGCCGCCCATTTGCATGGCACCGCCGATGACCTTACCCATTACGGCCTCTTTGTCGCGTACGCTGGCTTGCTTTTGCGGCATACCGCCCTGTGCCGGGCCCGGCCCCGCCGTTTGCATAGCGCCCTGATTAGCCGCTCGCTGCTTGGAGTGGTCGTAGGTGCCGAGCATTCTCGACCCAGCCGTACTCAGGCCGCCAGTAATATGACCAAGAATGTTACCGCCGGTAGACATATTCTTGTCCCACAGCATCGTATTTTTCAAGGCCTGACCGCGTGTCTGCCCTGGACCTTGCCCAGGTGCGTTACCGCCACGTCGATTCGCCATATAGTTCCCAACACCTGCAGCTAGGTGAAGCGGAGTCCATGCCTCCTTAGACATGCTGCCATCGGTTATGACATCCAAAGCTACTTTCTCTCTCATTTTGTATAACGCTGTGAAGTGTTTCGCCAGTTACTACCAAGTATTATATCAGCTGTCGTCACCAGTGTTGTCGTTATCCTTCTTTTTCTTACGGTTACGGTTGTACAAATATGCACCAAGGCCGGCAGCCCCTAAACCGGCGGCCCCTAAACCTAACGCCTGACCGCCGGTCGGTTTCTTCAGCGCATTCGTGAATCTTGACAATGGTGTAGATGTGACTGGCTTCTTATCGCGGAACAGTAAATCGCCGGCCCTGTTGGCGAGCATCGTTCCGGCCGTACCGCCGATTGCTGTACCGCCTACGAGCCCTGCCATTCCGCGACCAAAAGCTCGCTGCGCTCTAGCCTCCGCTTTACGTGGCATAGTCTTTAGCGTCTCTGCAGCCGATGACTCTATACCTAAGTAACCACCGGCAGCCCCTCCTAGCGTACCGCCAGCGGCGCCTCCGGCGCCAGATAGCAACGCGCGACCTATTCTCTTACCAACGCTCTGCTTCCTGCCCCTATAAAACCCACTAAGCGCACCGCCTAAGCCTGACACTAACGCCCCGTCTTTCAAGCCTTGCAGCCCACCCATTTGAAGCGCCTGTAGCGGCCTAGCAGTCGGTCTCTTGGTAGTGTCAAAGGTAGAGTTAAACCCTTGAACCCACAATTTTTTCTGTAACTCTTTCGACCTCGACGTAGCGGCATCAGAAATAGTTTTTCTGTAGTCCTTCCTTTGCTCTTTTACAGCAGCTGCGAGCTGTTTTGCCAGCGGCGTGGCTCTGTGACGCGCGTTTTGCGCTTTCGATAAGGCATCCCTTTGGCTGGTGACAAACTGTTTTTCATTGAGTAAATTGCTTAATTCTATCTCTTTGCGCGCCACAAGGCGCTGATGTTCCTCTTTTTGCGGCGCCTTCATTTTGTCCAACGATTGCGATCTGAGCCCACCTAGTTCCTCGCCAAGTCGTTTGACCTTACCTGATAGGCCTGGTATTTGCTGTGTAAGCTCACGTAGCTTAGGTGTCTCCGACCACTCGGCGTCCATTTTCGCCCTCTCTGCGTTAACGGCGGTCATTAAGTGGTCTACTCTATAAGCCAGCGGTGATTTAGGTTGGCTCATTATCTTTTCCTCGAATTTCTTTACAGTATCCAGATTTGACAACAGCCTTTCCCTGATCTCCGCCTCTGTGCTTTCTTTCGGCTTACCTGTAAATGGGTCTCTTACGTGTATCGCCTTTAGCTCAGCACCAATATCCGCCACGGGTACTCCCCGAAGTAACGCTTTTACTTTTGCCGCCCGCAGCCTATTATTGGTAGTCCTGTTTTCCGCGTCCGACGGGACCTCTCCGTACAGTTTAGGTATCTTTGAACCAAGAATAGCATCATCCCTCTGGCGTCTCATGTACGCGGCCTGGCGCCGCCAATTCAGCTTACCTAAGGTACCCACCATTCCGTACCTTCCTCGAGCGATATCGTGTGGAAATATAGTGTGCACCTCATTTTCAGGGCGATTATCAGGTGCCCACGGTATGCCGTGTAGATAGCCACCCTGCGCGCCGGTACTGCTACACACCCCTGTAAAGGTGTCGTACGTGCTCTCGCCGGGAGGCGCAGATTTTACACCCCCAAAACCAGCAATATCCAGACCTAGCCGATCTGAGAGTAGGCGTAATACGTGATCTTTACCTAGGGCCTCCTGTCCCAGCCTTGTTTTAGAGCTGCTAGCTGCGTCGTATAACGGTTTGACTGTGTCATAGATACCAAAGGCGTGCGGTCTTCCGGTTTTCGGGTTAATTTTTTGCGCATCAGGGTGCGCGAAAACGCGTCCTATCATGCCCTGGCGAATAAGCGCGTCTGATGTACCTATGCCGTGACCGTCGACATTGCCGGGGTTCGTCATGCTATAGATCTCCCTGGCCCCTCCCCAGAACGGCTCGTCAACAGCTACGTCATACTGATGTACCTTTTTCTGCGTAGTAACAGGCTCAACAAACCGCCCCATGACAGGCTCCATTTCCCCTGTCTCTTTATTCTCTCTTCGCCTCTTTGTGGGGCGCTCAACTACGCGTACTTCGCCGGTAGGCACGTTTACCGTTTCATAGACAGGTCTCATAGTCCTTCCGCTAGCGTCTACCCAATCACCTTTTCGATCCAGTGCGTGACCCCTAGCCTCACGACGCATCCCTACCACTGCAGAGTGAGCGTCGGTGGGCCACAGATACGCCGCCAGCTCACTTGCATACGGGTCACCTGACGATATAACGTCACCCTCGCGCAAATCCTCGTACCGCATTGGGATAGAGGTGTTTTGCTGGCGTCTGTTGTACATGAATTCCCCGAGCAGCGGAAACCACTTCTCGAACAACGTAGGGTCGTTTACGCGCCTAGCCGTTTTTTGCCGCGCAAACACAGGCTTATGCGCCGTCACCTCGCTCTTTTGCTTAGGTTGTGAAATAACACCCAGCCGTAAAATTCGTTTCATAGTCTGTGCGTGTTTGTAAATGTTGTCGTTCCAGTTGTGGTACGCCATCCGGCGCATGTTTTCCTGCGCCCCTATCTGCCCAGCTAGTCCGGGATTTATTCTGAAATCGTTGGCTATCATGTTTGCGTGTGATTGCTGCCTTTGCTGCGGGCAGCTTATTTTCGCAAGCTGCTACGCCGTTGACGCGCGGCTGTGCTGCATTTGACCGTGTGTAGCAGTCGGACTGTGTTGCATTGTTAGGGGCTGGCTAGGTTAGAATGTTCGGTGCTGCTGCTGCGTATTTGGCATGCCGCTCATTATACGAGAACCAAAACCTACGGCCTTATCCATTGCGCCCTGCCATCCGGTTCGCGGTCCTTGTTCTTGGATTCGCTTATTCTGTTGGTCCAGGAAAGACTGCATCTGGCTGCGTACTGGTGGGTTCTGTTGAGGCCCGCTCATCGGGGGCCGTGGTTGTGGCCAACCAGTACCGCCCGGCCATGTACTAGAAGGGCGCGGAGGACCGGCGATACCGCCCGGCGTACCCCAGGCCGGCTGATTGGTAGGGCGCTGCGCTGTGAGAGCCACTTTCTCCGTTATTACGTCGAGTGTTACTTTATTTCGCATGTTTTTAGTGAATGAAGGTTTGTATCTAGTATACCGCAAGTGTGCGACCATCACTTTTTTTTACCATTGACATGGCAGTGTCATTCGCTAAACTTGACCTTATGAACCGCACAGAAAGGAACAAAGCATGATGAACCGTAGGGGTTTTTTGAAGTCAACGGCTCTGCTTCTAGCAGGCGTACCAGCAGTACAGGTAATCGAGGCAAAAGCACAACCCGATCCACTTAATTGGGGAGAAAGAACAGCGGAGTATTTCGACAAGTTTCAGTGGGATGTCCCGCCACCGATGAAGGACGGCAAACTGGTTCCTACCCAGTGGGTACACTTTCGTGAGACGCTCGCAAGGAGGTTATTACAGCCGGACACAGTCGTTACGCGCTCACCGCAGTGTCATTTCGACAACCACTGGACAGGCATAATAGGCTTTCAGGTTGAGTACAGGTCGGAAGTGCAACCGGAAATGCTGTTACCTGCGCACCACTGGGACAAGGACTTCCCGGATACGGTGTATATGGGTCTTCTTTGCCCAGGTACGGTGTGCGCGTATTGTGCGCGGACGCTACGTACGCCGCGTCCCGGGTGGGAGACAGTTACGCTGTCCTTAATCGTTCCGAATATAGTCTATACAGGTGAAGATTGTGGTCTGGCGGCGGTATAATCTTGGTATGAGAGCAGCAAAAACCGCCAGCGTCCGCACCAACCTGATGCGAGGTCTTGAGACCTTGCTCAAGGAGGAGACGGATGCCGCCCTTGACCGGTTTAACTCACCGACCCACCGGCACGGGTACAACCCGAACATCACCGGCAGACCGTCCATTATGCGCCGGTTTGAGGCGTTGAAGAGGTTCAACGATAGAGGGGCGGCTTCTGGTGGGCTGGGCGAGCTTGCAAACAGAGTTCGCGGCTGCGTTAGCGCGCCCGTCTGTGAGAACCGGATAGGGCGGGAGATTAGGCTCGGCAGGGAACTTGTGGGTCGCCAGAAGACGGCGTTGGACTATTTGAGTGAGCGGGAGAAGGTTGCGGAGCGCGAAAAAACTGCGCAGTGACGGTACGTTTGAGGGTGGCGATGAAAGGGTTGGTATTGGCGGACTGGCGGCAGGCACTGCCTTAGGCGGCACTGGCGGCACGATGCTGATGAACCGAGTTGGTGATCGCCTATTTGGAGGTAAACCGTCGGCGAAACGACTTCCCCAAACGGGCATGTCAACTGGAACAAAGGCAGCCATAGGCGCCGGTGTCGCCGGTCTCGGGGCCGCTGGGCTGGGGGCGTACCTGTACAGTCGAGGACGTAAAAAAAAGAAGCGATAAAATCGCTCCTTTTTTTCCTACCGAATCAAGGAGAGCGAGTTAAAGAACTTACTCTCCTCTTCCTCGTAGTTTTTCGTTCTATCCCAAAAGTGCCCTGTGCCCTCCTTTGTTACGAACGTCTTGTTTACTGACCGGCACGCTTCGAACAGTTTCTGACCGTGCGCAAACGGAACCACGTCGTCGTCCTTGTCGTGAACGCACAGTAACCGACCGCCATAATCAGCAATCGTTCTCTCGGATTCCAGATATGTACTAGGAAGTAACCAATCCAGATTGATACCGAAAAACTTGTCACTAGCAATATCTCGTATAGAGGCAAAACTACTAGAGACAATTAAACCCTGGGTGGCAAACTGCGTAGCTAATTGTATAGCCACAGCCCCTCCAAGAGAATGACCGCACATAATTAGTTTTGACGGCTCAACATCTTCCATCTCACACAGATACCTAACCACGCAGGCGCTATCGCCTATGATGCGTTGAATATCAGCAGAGCCGGAGCTGCTGCCATAACCTCGATAGTCGTGAAGGAGTACGGACACATTGTATCTGTTACGCCAGTAAACCGGCCAACAATTCCTCTCTTCCAACCAGTGACACATACAACCACCAGCGCCGTAGCTCGCTACAATATAGCCAGTCAGGTTTTTAGCCGGAAAATACAGCGCCCCTAGCGAAACATCGCGATCAGGCGTCGTGACCGTAAGGCTCACGCAATTAGCTGGTAGCTGGCTGCGATCACACATGTGGTCTTTTTGCGGCTGTAACAAGATGATATTCGCCAATATCCTAGGTATATCAATCATAATAATCTCCTTTGTTGCTAAGAATAACACCGTGTTATTCATCACCCATACTTGCCACAAAAATCTAAATCCTTTAGTGATAAAAAAAAAAAACGGAAACCGATGGCTCCGTTTTTTGAAGAGGACTACCAGTAGTGCTCTTCGGGGTTGCAGGTGGCACACTCGCCGTCCCAACAACAATTATTCTCCTGTCCCTTTCGGGACTCGAGAATAATCTGGGCGATTTGCCGCCCGGTTCGCCGGGCTGACGCAACCCTGCGCCAACTGGCGAACCAGTCAAAAATTTTTTTGAACATTAGGTTTTCTCCTGCGTTGATGGTTAAGTTACTCACTACTTATTGCCGCAAACCACACACTTTTTTAATACATAAAAAAAAAGGCAGACCAGAACGGTCTGCTACATCGTTAGCGCGTAACGCTGACGGCAATCTTGCCACTCCCGTAAGCCACGGGAGGGCTGTACTCGAGACTGATGTTAGTCTGGGTGGTTTGGCACCCAGACAACACCAGCAGAATAATTGCAAACATCCATGTCCGCATAGTTATCACTCCTTTTAAGGTAAACAATATCCGTGTTATTTACCTTAGGGTCTATCCTTTTTTAAGGATTTGAACCTCATCTGAGAGGGCAACGTCACCTGAAGCGTAAGCCTTTTTGAAGTCCGCCATTGTTGCGAAGACCTTGGGTTTACCTTTCTTTTTTCTCTTGCGCGTGGCTTCGTATAAGCCTTGTACGTAGTCTTCCTGAGGTGTGAAGTTAGGGGAGTTATCTGTGATGCTTAAGAGGTTTCTAGATGGCAGCATCAATCGCTTAGCTTCCTCTACTGCATCCTTCGAGATGGGTACTTGGAAGTTACACGCATCGCCGTCATTGTCAGCCCCTAGCGGCCCCTGGACGTACTGGTTCAACTTGATTGCATCGCCTTTGACAAGCTTTGGCCACATGGCCATCATGCCGAGCTTGTGCAGCACCGGTGAGCGGTCAAGAATGACCGGCCGTTCCCTGGTCGCTTCCAGTAAAGCTCGTTTGGCCCGCCTGTCCTTGTTATCGAACATCTCCTTAGCCTGCATCAGCGGTATGCCGGACTTGACCATCTTACGGATGACAACTGGCTTGTAGATCTCATAGGCCTGATCGACAGGTAGGCCAATTTCGTCAAGGTCCAGGTTACTGTCAGTAACGATTACACCCCTCGAAATAGAGTCCACGCCACCGCCGAGTAGGGACCGCTGGACCATGCCGTATTTTGACGATCCGTCTCCGAAAACGTGTTTCAGCAAGCCACTCACCCTCTTCTGCTGAAGCTTAGGGTGCGTGGGATCCATCAAACCGGCAACCTGCTTAAAGTAGTTGTAAGACTGCAGGTACTCCTCGCCAGCGTCACCAATTGACCCTTCCAACTCCTTGACCGAGTTGTTGTGATCCATAAACTGTTTATAAAGGTAGTTGGCGTCAGCCACCAGCGCCGTTTTACTGCCCGGCATCTCGGACACGAGTCTAAACTTGGGAGGTATCACCGGTATTCTGTCCAACATCCAGTCACCAGGCGTCAACTCGTTATCCTTGGCCGACTTGAGAAACTGTAACCGCTTGACAGCCTCATCGCGCTTGGCGCCCCGCCCATCGGCGATGATCCCTCTCGCGCGAGACATCTCTTCATCCACATTAACAGCCTGCAGGGCCTTCTGAATGGCCAGTGGGCCTGTGCCGTAGGTGTGATACTCCTCCCTGCCCGCAATCACCGCCTCCATCTTAGCTTGCGTCAGTCCGAGGATGCGCCTAGCTGGCTCTTCCATTACAGGATTAAGCATCGGCTTAGCTGGTTGGATGTAACCCCAGCGATCACCATATTCACCGAATATCGCCGGATCGAATAGGCCGCCCTTGATGCCTTTTTTATCGCCTTCCCACTTGATGGTTTCCGAATTCTGGACCTCTCTGTTCCCGGCTAACTCCTTGACGTCGTTGTTGGTCAGGGCCAGCATTTTCAGTTTCCCGGCCTGCGGTGTAACGTGGATACCTGAACCAGCCAGGTGGGCCATAAACTTGTGGTACATGAGCGGCTGCTCTGGTTCTGGCGGTTGGTAGCCGCGCATGAACGCTGTCCAATACTCATCGTTCTTCTGGCCACGAATCCGCCTTGCGTCGTGCATAGTGTTGTACGCGCCATAGCTGCACAGAGCGTTTGTGTGCATCAAAGCTACCCGCTTACTGCCTGACTCACCTCCAGGAGCAGGTTGCTCATCGGAGGTGTAACGGCCGAACGACCGAGCGTCTGACTTACCTTCTGCCGAATGGTGAAGCTTCTGTACGTACCCATAACCAAAGTTGATTCCCTTACCGTCAACGCCGCCCATCGGTTTACCGGTTTCAGGGTCAATAACCGCAGTCCTTGGGTCGATACCGTGCTCCTTAGCCAGCTGTAACACGTAAGCCGCCGTGTCGGGATTGTTCGGGTCGAACGACTCGATCTTGATCGGCTTGCCTGTTTTCTTGGCTATGCGCGCTAGTAGTAACTCGTGCAACATGCCGTAGTTTACGCGGCCTATATTTCCGATTGGCGAGAATACCACCTCGGCAGCGCCATCAGGTGTCTGCGGCATTTGGTCATCAGGAACTATTTCGTTTATAACCCCCTTGTTTCCGTACCTGCCGGCTAATTTATCGCCCACCCGCATCGGCTGGGTAGAGCTAACCACGACGTTGACGCCGTTCTTATCGACCTCCACGGCCGTTACGACCCCGGGGTCCTGATTGTCCCACTCCAACGCGGAGTTCATGAGTGAGTGAGCGCCCTTCCTGTGGATCCGATCTACTGGCTTGGTGTTTACATCCGCCTTCAAGACCAGCGGGTCGCCCTGATTGACCTTGGTACCTATCGCCACAATCCCGTCGTCCCCTATGGTCTCCAGTTGCTCCTTACTGTAGATACCGGGGAAGGCGCCCATGAAGGTCTTTTTGCCGTGCTTAACGTTTTCGCCAAACTCAACCCGGTTTTGGTAGCCGTGCTGGCTGCGCATGCGGTCTGCAAAGGACTGGCTGATGGTTATGCCGTCCATAGTGTTGTTGCCGCGCCACGGGGCAATGACGGCACGGGCGTTCATACCTTGGGCGATGGCGCCCACGTCGTCAGTATAGTTAGACTTGGCAATAATTTGACCTGGTTTGATGGTCTGACCAGGCTGGACAAGCGGCGTGTTTGTGGTTTCCGTATTATGCACTATCAGCCCGTCATTTGTTGCAAAACAATGAGAACCCGCAACCGTAAAATCAAAAACCACCTCCACAGGGCGTACCTGCTCTATACTAATAATCCGCTCCCATTTTACTGCAGTCATACTCATAGCTCAGTTTACCAGCGTCAAAAATCCTATACCACCCTAAATATTCCATCATCTGCTTCTCAGTCCAATCAGACGAATCAGCTGGTAGCAAATTTCTAAAATGTTTCCGTATTTTATTGCGTGTGAAGTTAAAACGATAATATCGCTTGTTTCGCTCGAAGGATTCGCATTTCTTATCTGTCCAGTACCAGTAGGCCGGTGCCACTTCATTATACTGGACGAACCCGTGCGAGAGGTATACGTTACAGGCCGGATCGACCCAGCGGAGATCGGCATAACTGAACAACCTAGCGGTCAATTCAGACGCACTCCGCAGCAAACGCGAAAACGCTCCTGGCACAGACACGGTAATATCAGTTGCAAATCGGCTAATTTCCATGCCCTTGGGCTTAAAAGACCCCTGCCTAGATATTTGCGGACTGTTAATAGTCATCACGGCCACTACGCGATCTGCGGACCTGAGCGCTAACTGCCTACCTACGCAATACCCTTGTATATGGTTCGATGCCATGAACACTTTGGCCTCTGAGGCTGTGATCTCGTCAACCCGACAGGTACGGGCCCCGATAACAGGCTTGTTACCGGAGCCACCAAACATATGACGGAGCTTGTCAATGACAATTCTTTGCGTAAACTCCCACTCGTCGGCAAATATCTGAACGAGACGAATACCTGCGTTCCTACAGGCCAGAAACTTATCCATGTGGTAAGTATCTGGCTTTATTGGGTGGCTGTGCCAGTAGAGGCCATGAAACTCAATCGCCAACCTGCGCTCTGGGTAGTATAGATCCAGCTCGTACCCTTTGACGACTGACCGCGTGTTTACGTGGTCAGTAGGGAATAACCTGCAAAGCTCCGCCTCAGGACTCGACCTACACTGATCAACATAGGCGTAAAGACCCCACTCACGTAATTTATCCGTCACAGTCGAAGGTTCTGCGAACCCGAGAAGCGATATCAGTTCACTTGTTATAGGTTTGCGCCCGTGCTCTTTTCTTAACTGAACCAGATAACCTAGGAGTGACTCCCTATCTTTTGTTAACTCAATCTGCTCGATGGTCCTGTTTCGCTGAGCTGGACACTCTACGCCATACCTTTGCAGACTTGTCTTGTGGCCCTTACGACGAATCTCTGGCGACCCTAACGGATATGCTGAACCGCATCTCTCTAAATTGGTTATTCTGGTTTTATGCTGTATTTCTGGGCACTGCTGTGGATTAGACACACCATACCTGCGGATATTGGTTTTTTTTCTGGTAGCCACGACGTCGCCCAAGCTCTTCACAAGCCCATGATATTTCACGGCTTGCTGGATGGTGCTAGATGAGAATCCCATTAACTCTGCGACCTCACGCTTACCGCGCGCCTCCAGCACGTAGAGTTGGTATAGCCTATCTCGATCCACCGTAACATATTTCGCGTCTTTTCTGGTTGCCCTCATGACAAATAGTATACACGAATTTGATAACCCGTCAATAAGCTAGACAGGAACCGTCACTACGGGCACCTCAGTCACGCCGATCTCGCACTCATGCGGAAAGACCGGAACAAGATCGCCACTAATAGATCTTGTCACTAAACTGTGATCCTCTGTCACAATGACCGACCTACCTGAGGTGGATGTCACACGGTACATTTTCTTTCCGGTTGCCGCTGTTTTTATGAACCTAACAACCGACTCCCAGGTCGCCTCGTCACCGGTCGGTGTGATGGTCCAGATTTCGTCACCAATCTCATACTCATAGTCCTGCGCGCTCACGCTAAGAACCGCACCAGTGGCTCGACGGATGCACACTCTTGTATCGCCTGTTACACACTTCCTATTACTAGGACTATGCCTCAGCATCGGATACTTCTTAACGCCTTCAGGAGTGTCCACCCAAATTTCATCATCCGTCACCTTTTTCACGACACCGCCTGTCTTGCACGTCACAGTGGCGAACCGACCCACCCGCTCCTCGTAAGACTCGTCAGAGCCCGGCACCTTGGACTGTACCAACGGAGCCTCCCCGCCCTCCAACGGAAGGGATTGGGTGAGCATGCGTGCCGCCATCGCCACCCGCTGCCCCTTCACCGTGCCGAGCATGGGTATCAGGTTGGAAATGTTATTGAATGACGACTGGTTATCCGGGAAGATGTAGTCTACAGACCTACGGTCCAGGCCCATCCTAGGGCTTCGGTCATTGTCAAACCCAGAGATTTTCTTCTCGCCGCTACCCCATTCAGACTGAAGAGTAGTAACGGCGTTAGCCAGCTCAACCGGGTTCTTGTATTCCTTCTTACCGGTGCGGGCATTGATAACTGGGATGTAGATATTGCCGTCAGAGCCCTTCCTGGCAGATGAACTGATGTAGCAATCCACGCCGACTCGTAGGCTCTCTGGTGTCTGCAGCGGGTCAATAAAACCGTACTGGGTGTTGTTCACCTGCCGTGCGGACTCTGGGATAGACATGTCGGAGCTGATCCCGCCATCGCCCATACGAGTCACGCTGAACAGCTTACTGTACTGCTCATACGGGTTCGTTTCCTCAGAGGGCGACGCCAATCCTGACTGTGTAATCACAGACTGGATCTGCTTTGTAAGAGCGCCGGAAGGAATTTGCGCTAGATCTGGATTGTTACGGGAAAGGAACGTCAGTTTGTTCAACATCTGTCTCCTTACTCGCCCGTCATCATACTTAAGTCGTTCCGCAAATAAATCCTCCGGCCCGTGAAAGGATTGAAAAGCCATATTGTCGCGGCTATCGCTCTGGGCTTCACCCTTGGAAAGGGCTATCAGCTTTCTGGTAGCCGCAAGCGCTACGTTCTTATCATAATCCTCACTATCATAGTCCAGAGTGGTCTTATTGACCTCTCTGGCAAACTTGATCTGGTTAGCCTGCTCTCGGATGCGCTGACGCATGAGGTCATCGCTGTCCTTGTCGCCGGCCTGGTGAAGCTGTTTCCTGACGAACCTGTCGTACAGCTTCTTCATGCTCATGTCCTTGGCGTGGGACTTGTTGGCCTCGAGGACCGCAGGCCCCCAGGCGTCCTCGAGTTCCTCGTCGGTGGCGCCCATAGCTGACATGAACGTGTAAATGGGTATGTTATTCTTGCCTACCTCTAAATTGAAGCGACCAGTCGTTGGGTCGTAATTGTAGGCGTGCATGGGACCCTGGTGAGCAGCGGTGTTTACGTTGGTGACAAGCTCACCGTTCTCCTTCTGGTGGGTGTAGACGCCATACTTCAATCGCTGTTGATTCCTGACGTGATAACTGTTTCCGCCAGAGAGCAGCGAACCGTCGTCAAGCGCGTACGGAACCTGCGCAAGTACCTTTCGCTGCTTCTGAAGGAGCTTGCCAGATTGAGTATCGTAGAGGTTCCAGGTGCCGCCTAGCCTGCGGTTAAGAGATTGCTGCCTCATGCGAGCGTTGTGTATGTCCCTGGCGTTGTACTCAGGCGAATCGTGCCAATCGACGTCCGTAAGGGACAGCGTGTAACGGTTATTCTGGACTGGCTCCAGGTTACGAGCCGTATCGAGGACGCTGTCGAATATCGAGTTGCGGAGGGCCTCTGGGTCGTCAAAAGACCGCAACCTCACAGCCGGTTGTTTCGTCTGTCCTGGTGTCATCAATTTCCTTTCGCTCTCTCGTGAATGACTATGTCGGCAATGTCAACTGGCGAGGACTGCTTCAATTATACCCTGGGGATTGGGACACTGCGATGGCCGGATAGATAGGAGGTAAAAAAAAAGAGATGTCGCAAGCCATCTCTTTTTTTTACCGTCATGATATTTGTCTGACGGTAACACGGACTTCGCGCGGAGCCCGATCCTGCGGTTGCAGGTATCGGAACCCCTTCGCGTCCATGGCCGCAAGGTACTCGCTACACGCCTCGGTGGCGCAAGCGATTACAATTCCCCCGAAGATCATAGATCTCCAGGAGAGGTTCCCTTCTCCATACTGGGCGGTGAGCTCCGCCCAGAGATTTTTTAGCACCTCGTCTACGGCGAGGGCGGCGTCTTCGGGGTTTGTAGCCCTTCTGACCCGTGTTTTTTTGCCGCAGCGGCTGTCGGCTGGGTGGTGCTCCGGCTTGTCTTCTACGAAGACTTCGTAGAGCATGCCGCGTTCGTGGGGCTTCTCTACCCACATAATATGGTTTTTCATTATTTTTTCTCCTATAAAAAGATACAGATGTTTGTTTTGAAAGAGCGACTCTGTAGAACCCCTCAAACGGATAACATATCCGTCTACTTTTTGTTACCACAAAACTGTCTGTTTTTTAAGGGGTAAAAAAAAGGAGAGCCGCGCACCCGACGCTCCCGCAGGAGCGAAGTCTATATCATGGTGCGCTGACCCTCCTTTTTAGAAGAGAAGATTTCTATAGAAATCCTCTCTGGCTTCTTCGTCGCCCTCGTACAGGGCGAGGGGATCGAAATACTGTACCTCGGTACAGTTTTCATCTTCTATGTATTCCATATTTTTACTCCTTAAAAAAAGACGGTAAACCATTCACCGTCATAATTCATTACCACCAAACCGCCCACTTTTTAATCCTCCTTCGGCTGGCTCAAATACTCCTCCACCGTCTCGCCGTACATGTCCGCTTTAGCCGCCAAATTCAACGCCATGACAGAATGGCGGAACGCCCGCATGTCATCCACGTAACCGCGCGCCTCGCTGTCTAGTTCGTATGAAGCATCGTCAATGTCCTCCTGGCACATCGGGGGCAACTGCCCCAGAGAGTTCCACACTCGGATCATACGCCTGATACCGAAACCTCGGATGCGAAAATCGCATTTCCTGCAATCCAGCCAAGTAACCTCCATACCACGTACAACCGACGCGCTATGCCTTATCGAGCAATCTGCATTCCCGCACGCCGGGCACGGTCCTAACTCCTCCATAACGCCTCCTTTCTGTTAATGGTTTTTATTTTCATGTTTTCGTCTCACCTTTTCTGGAAAAGGGAAATCAGCCACTGTTGGCTCTGCTTTTTTGACCGTGTTATCAATACGGTTTCGTGTCCTGACGCATTGAAAGCATAGCCACTCTATGTCTCTACCTTCTCCGCGCTTAACAGCCTCGTTAGGAGAAATCCACTTCCCGCAACGATTACATCTCAAGGTTTTTGTCATCCTGCTGCCCTTTCATTAGTTGAGTGATAAATTTCTGCAACATTATTTGCCGCAAAAGGGCGAGCCTTTTACTCGCAGTGATTATCCGTGCGAACCCTCTACCTCCCGTGAAACCTTCCCCTGTAGAATGTGCTCCCTGACGTACGCGGGCCAGATGATCGGATCCGCCGCCGGAAACGGCGCGTGCATCATCAGAGCGTCCCCGATGTAAGCGGTGTCGCCGTAATGGCTCTCCCTGCGCCGATTATGCACATCCGGGTACTCGCCGTAAACGATAGCCATGAGCCTCTTGTCCTTGTCGCCAACCGCCAACTCGGGCATAAGTACCTGAATGAGTTGGACAGCCAACTGGTCGTCCGTACAGAGCGTCCCACCGACCGCTTTGTTCGTTGCGGAGTTCTTGTAGGCTTTGAAGTCACCCCATACAAATGGATCCATCCACGAAAACGCTGGGTGCTCGTTGTTGTCTAGTACATACGCATCCAGGATCTCGATACCCAGCGTATACGTGCGAATTATGTCAGCGATACTGCCCATGAACAGGCCGGAGTTGGCAATACCTTTCAACCCGTGCGCCTGGATAACTCGCTTACGGAACTCGACGTTCCTAGCTGGATACGTCAGGCCCATGACGTCCGTGTTGTACAGCACGCCCGTGGGTGCCATCTCGTGAAAACGCTCCACG